CCTAACTATTTTTCGTGACCATATTTGAGATTGGAGAAATTAAGAAATGACACTTTCAACAGGAATGGGTAAGGGCAGACCGAAAAAACAAAATTTCGCATCTGTGGCTGATCCCTTGAAAAATCACATGGACACTTCTAAAACTATGAAGCAGTCCATTATTGATGCAGTCAGTGAATCTGACTGGATACCAAAAACCAATGAACCATATTTGATTTTGGCATTGGCGTTGGCTAATCAGATTGATTTACAGCCTGACAGAACAGACCGCATAGCAGAAAAATTGATAGCGGTTCTAAGGGCTTTGAACAATGCTGAAACGCAGGTAACAGGGGAAGACCCTGTAGATGCACTGATATTGGAACTACGAGAACATGAAACACAAGTGGCAACCAACTAAATACACGCCACCCCTAAATGAAGTCTTCCCAACTTCAGGAGATGTGGTCATTGGGATAGCGGAAGCCTTTGTAGTTATACCTGAACGCAACTATGCAAAGTTAAAACTGACTGAATGGCAGAAGTGGCTTATACGCCATGTCTTAGAACGCTATCCAATTAATCACCCTGACCCTGAAAAGGCGGGAAGGCTTAGATATAAGCAGGTAGTAATTTCAATGCCACGAAAACAGGGAAAGACTTTGTTAGGTAGTTTGTTTGCTATCTATGGACTTCTTGCACACGAAAGCGCACCTGAAGTCATATCTGTGGCATCTACCGCAGATCAAGCAAGGCTTGTCTATAAAAATGTTTTGAATCAGATAGTTAATAGTGATTACCTAAGACCACGATTTAGAAAGACAACAGAATTCAAAGGAATCTTCACCGCTAATGGTGATGGTCGTTATATCGTTCTTGGAAATCGTGCAACAAGCGCACAGGGTATGCACCCAAGCATGGTCATCTTTGATGAACTTCATGTTTCTAACAAAGACTTATGGACTGCTATGGCATTGGGTTCTGCAACAAGATCAGATGGCATAGTCATTGGCATTACAACTGCGGGGGATGACAATTCTGACCTGCTATTGAATTTGTATGCAAAAGGTGAAATTGCCATTGACAACCCTGCTGAGATGGAAAGGTTTGGATTCTTCTGTTGGGAAGCCCCTGATGGCTGTGTCGTCAATGACAGAGAAGCAATTGAACAGGCTAACCCTAATCTTGTTGAAGGCATCCTTACATGGGCAAATGTGGAATCAGAGATTGCCACCATGCCTGAAGTGGATGCAAGGCGATACCGCTTGAATCAATTTGTTAGCGCATCAAATTCTTGGATTCCTTTTGGGATGTGGCAGGGTCTAAAGACAGGGCATATAGATCAGAATCAACCTGTCTGCATAGCCTTTGATAGAACACCTGCGTGGGATAGTGCAACTATTGCTGTGTCACAAAAGCAAGGTGACACCTACGCCACTGAATTGATAGCGCAGATAGCAAAGCCTGACAAAGCAAAGATTATGAAATTGCTTTACGACCTTGCTAATAAATATCAGGCGGTATTTATGGTGGATAGTTACATGAACTTTGAAATGATTGCAGAACTAAGAAACAGGGGCATAAATGTCGCAGGAATGTCCCTAAAAGACCATGTTCAGGCTTCAAATATGGTGTTTGCCAATATTGTGAATGGAAAAATCGCACATAGCCATGACCCAATAATCACAGCACAAATAAATAGTGCTGTTAGAAAAAATATTGGTGATACATGGCGTATATCAAGAAAAGACAGTCTTACAGATATTGATGGTGCTATGGCTACTGTCATGTCAATTTGGGGTAGTGACCAAGAATTAATTTCACTGCCAATGATTAATTAGGAGAAATATTTTATGAATCAGAAAAATATCAATGATATAATAGGTAGTAGTTATGGGATTATTTGATTTTCTAAGAAATACAAGATCAGAACCAACAGAGAAAAGGGCAGTAGAAGCCCTGATTCCTAATCGTTCAATCACTACAGTGAATATTGATACTGCACTGACTTTAGGTGCTGTTTATCGCTGTATTAATATAATTGCCACTTCTATTTCACAATGTCCTATCAGCGTGTATAGAAATGATGTTGAACCCATAACTATTCCATCATTTATTGCACAGCCAAAAGTAGGACAGACACAAAGGCAATTTCTATATCAAACTGCTACTTCTCTTGCGTTAGATGGTAATGCCTATTGGCTTATCACACGCAAGGGAAATAGTGTTATCAATATTGAAGTGTTGCCAGTTGGTCAGGTAGTCGTTGAATCATTAGCAGATAGAACTATTCGCTATCACTTCAATGGTCAGGTCTTAGACCCTGCCAATCTTCAGCACTTAAAACTATGCGACATATCAGGCAGACCTACAGGGTTGGGCGCAATTCAATCTGCAAGGAAAGACCTACAGAACGCAATAGATGTTAGGGAATACGCCATTGAATTCTTTTCAGATGGTGCAGTCCCTTCAGGACTTCTCAGCACAGATCAGCACTTAAACGCTGAACAGGCTGAAGCATTACGAAATAGATTCGTAGAAACGCAACAATCAAACACACCTGCGGTTTTATCAAATGGCTTGGAATACAAGCAATTGATGCTTTCACCTAAAGATTTACAGTGGCTTGAAGCGAGAAGTTTCAGTATTCAGGATATAAGCCGAATTTTCGGCGTTCCTGCCAGTTTCCTACTTGCATCAAGCGGGGATTCACAGACATACGCAAACCTTGAAACAGTCAATCGTGCTTTCGTGAACTTCACGCTTATGTCCTATTTCGGTTGTATTGAAGATGCCTTCACAGCACTACTACCAATTGGGGTTAATGCAAAGTTTGAACTTGATGCTTTCCTTCGTGGGGACACTGCAAGTAGATACAACGCCTATGCAAGTGCGATTAATGCGGGATGGCTTACAAGAAATGAAGTTAGACAGTGGGAAGGCTTAGAACCACTGCCTGAATCGGAGATTAATAATGAACTTGGAACACAGAGAATTTGAAATACGAAATGTAGATTCAGATAATCGTGAGATTACAGGGATAGCAGTCCCTTATGAACAGGTCACACAAATTGGACGAATGAAGGAAAAGTTCGTTAGAAATTCTGTGGCTGTTAATAAAATGCCAAAACTTTTCTACAACCATGAAGAACCAATCGGACTGGTTAGTAGCATGAACGACCAAGCAGATGGATTACATATCACTGCAAAGATTTCTGATACCAGATCAGGGCAGGATGCTTGGCAATTAGTAAAAGATGGTGTCATTCGTAGTTTTTCAGTGGGCTTTGTCCCTGTTGAACATGCCCTTGATGGTGATGTTGTAGTTAGGCAAAAAGTGGAATTGAAAGAAGTTTCACTTGTTGCGCTACCTGCCTACGAAGGTGCAGTTATTACAGAAATTAGAAATGACAGCACTGAAACCAATAATTTAGGAGAAACAACAAAGATGGAATCACAACCAACAGAATCAGTGGATTTGACCCCTGCTATTGATGATTTGAATCGTCGTATGGCTGTGCTTGAAACCACAAAGACTTCATCTGCACCAGTCCCTTCAATTCGTTCGTATGGACATTATGTAAAGGGTCTTGTTGCAGGAGATGAAACAGCACAATCTATGTATCGTGCTTTGACAACAGTTTCAGATGTAACTGGTCTTGTAACAGATCAGTGGGTCAGGGACATTAAGGGAATCGTAGATACAGGCAGACCTGCAGTATCAGCGTTCAGCACAGGACAACTTCCTGCAAGCGGAATGAATGTGTATTTCCCGAAAGTAAATGCACAAGGCGCAACTTCAACTGTCCAAGCGGCAGAAGGAAATGCACTTAACAACGCAGAATTTACAATCACAAGCGGTTCAGCCGCAGTTAAGACAATTGGTGGTTACGCAGAAGTTTCACGCCAAGTCATTGAAAGAAGCGACCCTTCTTATCTTGATGCACTATTTCGTGTTCAAGCGATTGGTTATGCAAAGCGCACAGACCAAGAATGTATTTCAGTTTTGACTGCTAATGATGCAAACTTCGGTAACGCATCTGTAGCGGCTGGAACTGCGGCGGCATGGCTATCTGCAACAGCAGACTTAGCGGCACACCTTTACAGTGCAGGTGGATTGACCGCTAACTTCATCCTTGTATCAAAGGATGTATTTAAGGATTTAGCAGGACTTGTAGATGGCGTAGATCGTCCACTATTCGCCGCTTTGAATCCAATTAACAACATTGGAAATGCAAATATCCCAACACTTCAGGGCAACCTTTTTGGTCTTCCTGTAATCGTGGATGTAAATCTTGCAGATGACAAGGCATACCTATGCAGTCGTGAAGCATTGACCAACTGGGAATCAGCAGGTGCGCCATTCAGAATCTCTGAAGATGATGTAAGCGCATTGACGCAAGATTTCGCAGTCTATGGCTACATGGCTACAACTATGAACAATGTTAATGGAATTGGAAAATTCACATTTTAATTAAATAAAGGATGGGGTTATGACTTGGGAAGACTTGAAATCGTATGTAGGCGCAACTGATACTGATGACACCTATGTGGAACAGTGTTGGGATGAAGCCAATTTCTTAGTTAATAACTTCGCAGATGCAGATGATGTGCCTTCTGATCTTATGAACAGGGCATATCTGGAATGTGGTTCAGAACTGTATCACCGCAGGTCTGCACCTAATGGAATCGCACAGTTTTCATCTTTTGATGGAAGTCCTGTTCGTATTGCGAAAGACCCTATGACACCTGTGTATGCACTTCTTAGGCGGTATGTAAGTCCATTATGACAATGAATGTAATTACTACAGCCAAATCAGATTTAGCAGATGCACTGGTAGATGAAGGGATAAAAGCAGAATATTTCATTCCATCTCGCATAACCCCACCACTTGCAATTATTTCCCCTGATTCCACTTATGTGGCACAAGGTGACACCTTTGCAAGTTTTGAATTAGGCGTAGAGATAACACTTGTGGCACAAACTGCAAGTAATCCTAAAGCCCAAGAAGAATTAGATGATGCGATTGTGACAGCCATAAGTGCAATACCTGCATCTTGGCGTATCAATGATGTTGCACAGCCTTTTGCCCTTTCAACTGGTAATGCTGAATTTCTTGCAACAAGAATGTCACTGACAACACAAATTACAATTTAGGAGAAACAATAATGCCATCAAGCACAAGAATTAAAGGTCGCAACCTTGTTCTCACATTAGACGGAGATGACTACGCTATTGATGCTTCATCCATTACTTTGACAAACGAAGATCAAGATGGAGAAGTAAGAACATTTGCAGATATAACACCACCTAAGCAGTGGTTTTTTGAAATTGAAGGAATACAAAGCACTGATAATGGGTCTTTGTGGGACTTTTTATGGGACAACGATGGAACAGAAGCAATTTCCTTTGTATTCAAACCACATGGAAATGCAACTGCATCCGCATCCCAACCCCACTTCACAGGGACAGTAGATGTGAAGGGTAAGCCACCAATCGGCGGAAGTGCAGATACCACATTTGTCTTTTCATACAGATTAGACCTTGTATCAGGCACAGAACCTACGAAGGTAACTTCTTAACATGTCGCTACTGGTAGCAAACGCAGGTTCTTCAGTTCAAATAGCGAATCTCAACAAGTTCATAAGGGGAATGAAGAAACTGGGTCTTGATACACAAGACCTATCAGGTGCTACAACAAGGATTAGAAGCCTTGTAGTTCCACCTGCTATCAGTGGCGCACCTGTCAGAACAGGCAGGTTAAGAAACACAGTTAAGGCAAGAAAATACCCTAACAAAGTAGAAGTCCAAGCAGGCAATAACACCACAGTGCCTTACGCCAATCCAATTCATTGGGGATGGAAAGCACGAAACATAAAGCCTAATAACTGGATAGAGAAGGTTAGGGATGACAAATTTCAAGCAGTAATTCAGATATTTATA